ATTTTGGCTTTCTATATTTATTTACAATTGTAATATTACCACATAAACATCTACATTTAAGAAGCAAATGAGATTGTTTATCTCTTCCTGCTTCTTCAAGAAAAGTTAAACGATTTATCACTTCTTTTGCTTCTGCTTTACTTCTCCCCTATGTACTGTTCCTCTTAGGATGCATATATGAATATAGCTTCCTGCAGGTATTCCCATCTTCTTATTTGGGCCAGATATTGTACGTATTCTTCCACCTGCTGCTCTGCATTTGTCAAAACCTGCGGGCATCTCTATTCTCCTGAATTAGTTGCAACATTACGTTGCGCGTGTTGATCGAGAAGATCAAGAGCTTTCTTGAGAACTTCTCTTAAATCTCTCTTTCCCCAGAAAGTTACAGCAGAAGAATCATCATCAAGTTCTCCATGTATAAACGGCCCTTGATACTGATGATCTCCTACAGTTACAGGAAGATATAGATAGATTCTTAATCCAGTAAATTTCTGTCCATTTATTACTTTTTCAATTATCTGAATCTTATCTGTCATTTCTTCTGCGTATATGTTTACTCTCATCTGCTTTCTCCTTATGCATGAAGTACGATGGGACGCACACCTTCTGCATTACATCTAATGGTGTGCGTCCGTTCCTACTTACGCAATCGTCAGCTTCTTCAGTTGCATGAAGTCTCTTTGCTTCTCCTTGTTATGAGTTCTTACGATTACAACGATTACATCCAGTCCTTTTGAATTTTGCATTGCTTCATTATATGATTTTGCCTTGAGAAACTCGTATATCGGCCTTATGGCTTCTTTGAAGAATCCCTTGCCTGTTTCATTGTCCATCATCCAAGCAAGAGTTGCAACATCTCCTACTTTGACTTCTGGAGCTTGTTCAGGATTTCCCATTTCGATGATTTCTACTACTGTCATCGGAAGATCAATCGCTGCTTTGCCGCTGATTTCTTTGCTTCTGAATCCTTCTTCCAGCTTAACTTTGTAAGCTCCTGTTGGAAGTTGAATGAAACCTGGAAGATCATCAATGTCATCCAGTGTTCCATCAAGCAAGCTGTTGAGAGATGCAAGAGTTGATGCTGTTGCTTGTGCTTCACTCATTTGTCGGCCTCGTAAGTTCAGTTTAGTAGGGAGTATGTAGTTAGTTCGTCTTTAGGCTGCAAGCCTTATGAATGCGATTGAGTCTCCTTTATCTTCTCTGCAACTACTTTTAGCAGAGCATACCCGATAAGTAGAACTACTAAATCTGCTAAGAGTACACTCATGAAGAGTGGAATCATCCACCATTCAAAATCTCGATAGGTAACAGGATACAAGTGGAATACATAGAAACTCCCCCAAACGGCGGAGAGAACTAATGCAACTCCAAGAAAAAAGATAGTAAGAGTTCTGAACATATAATTAGTTTCTATACAACTTATATTGTGTAATTATTGAATTCATGAGATTATGAATTTGAGCTTCGTAATGCTCAAGTGTACTTGAGTTACTTATACTCCAGCAGTTTCCTGAAATTCCTGGAAGTATAAGATCTTCTTCACTCGCATGACCACTTGCAGCAGCTGCATATGGATTATCTTCTCTCACTATATGTACTATACATCCCCACTTGAGAATGAAATCTATTTCATTTTGAAACCTGCAATCTGTAATTATTACAGGTCTTGGAGGAGCATTTACAAGAACTGCAATAAGTCTTCTTATCCAGAAGTCCTCTCCAAAAGTTTTTCTTATTGCTTCTGTTCCTGTAAATTGCATCATTTGCCTGTATGTAAGATTCCAATAAGGATTCCTATTATCCTTAGAGTTTCTATCTGCTAAGACTGTTTCAGGAACATCAAAGAGAATACTTACTGCTTTCTTGAGAGGTGCAGCGAAAGATGCAATATTGTAATGATACTTTGCTGCTACAATTTGTGCAAATGTATCTTTTCCACTTCCTGCTTTTCCATGCAGTCCGATTAAGAATGGAAGATTACTCATTTGCTTCTATGCTGTTGCTTCAGGTTCATCATCTTTCCACCATTCTTCTCCTAACTGAATTCCTGCAGCTGCAACAAGAGCACGTTTGATTTCTTTATCTGTTGCAACTCCTGTAGTTTCTGGTTCTATATCTGTTCCATTCTGTACATCTACAAGAACAGAAAGAATTACTTTTTCTGAATCTTCATCTTCAACATATATACGATATGCGCTCATTTGGTGATGCCTCCTTTTAATTCAGTAAGAACTACTTTTGCACTTACTTGATTCTCTATCTTAAAGAATGGAAGCAAACTTACTTCTTCAGGCTTCATATCTTCAATATTTACATCTGTTCTACTTCCTGTACTTATATTCAGAAGATATGTAGTCTTACTTCCAAAAGTATGCTTCTTATTTCTTACATCTACATGAATCATATGATCGAAATACTTTCCTACTCCACGAGAGTAGTTTCTTGTTCCGCAGAGAGGAAAGACTTTTAACTTTCCATCTTCTAATTCTGCTTCTATGCAATGGGCAATGCAAATGTGATGTTGAGGAGATTGTTGAATCGCAGAAAGAAACTTTGTGAGAAGTTGACCTTGAGGCATATATTCATCCCAACCCGGCTTGAAGGTATCTTCTTTATCTTTTGTAAGATGATTCATAATACTGTCTCCAAGCTGAGATATATTATCCCATACAATTATCCAGTCAAGGCCAAGAGAGCTTAATTCAACTTCTTCAAAAGCAGCATTATTCTTAAGACAAATGAAACAAGAAAATTTACCATGAAGATTACAGATCTTAGAACTTCCTCCCTTCATTACTTTCCTGCAGGTTTCTGCAGCAATTGGATAATCTCCAGTATCAGGAAGAATAATGATTCTTACTTTTGCTTGCTGTTCTTGAGGAAGTTTGTAGAGGATAGAGTGTCCTCCATCTAAGGAGAACCAGAAGAGATTAAAGTGTTTTGTAAGTTCTGCAACAAGCTGAGACTTACCTACTTTTGGATCTCCAAAAACGATAAGATGTTGCGCCTGTCGCTGGGCGACTTCGGAGAGTTTCATTTGAATCTATTAATTCTATTTATTAATTGTTGAGATAAACTTTTTGCTTGCTCCATAGTAAGATGAATAACTTTATCTTCTTGTGTAATACGAATTAATCTATAATCTCCTGCAGGAGTTATTTCCATTTTAGAATCTACTTTAATTGATTGAACTTTTATTTTTTCCAAAAGCTTCTCCTATTAATGATGTTTCGCAAGCTGAGAATTTACAAGGTCGATGAGACTAATGTTGAAAGTAAAGTCTGTATCTTTTTCTTCTCTTACAACTGGATTCTTCTCTACAAGTAATTCTGTTTTCATTTCACAGATATCAAAGAACTGACATGGACGAGAGAAGCTGTAGCAATTCCATCCATGCATAGGAAATACTCCATCTTCTATGTATCTGCTTATTGCATCTGTTTTTTGCATGATGCTCTTTATCCACATTGCTCTTTGCAAATGACTCTTAGGAAATGGAAGAGCTTCATACTCACATACAGTTGTCTTGTACACATAATACAATACCTTAAATTCACTCTCAAGTGCAATTCCTAACTTCTGACTTACGTAATCGAGAATTAAGGAGTATCCTAACGCCTGTCCTGAATTCTTATACATTGCTGGATGAACATCTTTATATCTTGTAGTCTTTAACTCAAATACCAGCAGCTTCCCATTTCTTTTATCTCTGAGTACAAGGTCAATGAAGCCTCGTACCTTAAAATCGTTCAGGCAGAATACTCTGAATCCTAGTTCCACCGCCGGTTTTGACTCAATCCAGACGAGTTCGTAATGAACTGAGAGTTGTGCATAATGCGGCAAGAATTTCTCGAATGCATACATTGCCCACCAGAAGGTCTTCTTTTTCTTCTCTCCTTCTTCATCCATTAAATCCCTGCTCCATGCAAGGAACATTTTCCATATTGCTTTATCTCTATGTTCTCCCATAAACATAGATTGTATTCCTATTCCTACGATCTTTCCAAAGCTGAGATCTTCATTATCCTCCTTTTCTGTACCTTTAGAAGAAAGTCGATACAGCTCATACTTTCGTGGACACCTCTCTACTGTCTCATTAGAAGAATGAGAGAGAAGTTTGAGGAGTTGTATTTGTATAGGGCTATATATCATCAAGAGTAATCCCTACTGCTCTATTTATACTTTTTCTTTGTGCTTCTTCTCTTGAAGGTTCTACATAC